AGGATTAGGTCTTTCTAATAATGATAATAGCTCGTGGCTTTCAACTTTTTTATCACCAGAAAATAAATTTATTTTAACTGATGAAGCATTGTTTGCAATCATACTAATACATTTATATACAATTGCATTTTCTTGATAACCATCAGTTGCATATTGTTTATACTTTCGTAAGGTTTTACTTTCGTAAGCATTTATTTTATTAATAATTACTTTTGGCGCTTCTTTAATATTTAAATCAGATTTTTCTTCATTTTTAAATTTATCGAATAATCCCATTTTTTACCTCTCAACTAATTTTATAAACTGCTTTTCCAGAACTCAAAAGACTTGTTATGCCCCAAACTAAAGCGTCTAACCTATCCGGAGATTTAATACTATTAGGTGTATATTGACACATTTGTTCCTCTAATTCTTTAAAATATTTTAAGTGCGTTACTTTGTCCTGGTCATATAAACTTGATATTGGCTCGGCTCTTAAAAATTTTCCTCGTGTTGCTCTTACGCTTTTATATGGTACGTTTACATCTTGAACTCGTAAAAGCTTTTCTATTAAATCCCCTCCGTTATTTGTTTCTGCTATTATAGTATCTGCCTTATAGTGATAATACAACTGAATTGCTTTTTTTATCCAAACATCTGGGCTATAAGTTCCAGAGCCATCTTCAATAACATAATATCTATTATCAATTCCTCTACCGCAAACAATAATTCCAGTTTCATCTGATGTTTCATTTGAAGTTACAGCAGGGTCTATTGCTACTACTATTCTTTGCATTTCTGGCATTTGTTCTTGTCTATTTTTTTCTATGTTAGGACCATTAAATAAAGCACCTTCAATATCTTCTAATATTTCTGCATAAAGTTCTTGTCTGCCAATTCTAGTATTTTCATATCTTTCCTTAAGCATTTTAATTGCACTAGGCGCTAAGTTATCAACGTTTTCAAATGTGCTACCTTTAATTATTTTTGTATCTGAACGAATTGCTAATTCTTTTATTAATGCTATTGGTCTAGGTGTTGTTGTTATAATACATTTAGGATTTTCACCTAATCTTAAAGCCATCATTAAGTTATCAAATGTTTCACGATAACGCCAAGAAGCTAATTCGTCGCACCATATTCTATGGAATTGAACTCCTCGCAATCTATCTGGCTCAATTGCAGGAAAACCTATAAGCTTTGAGCCATTAAAAAACTCTACTTCATTAGCTGATTTGTTATAACCAGAATCATTTAATAAAGCTTTATCAATAATGCCAAGTATTCCAGATTCACCAGCAAAGCAAACACGCTTTAAATCTCCATATGTTGGCGCAATAACGCCACAGACAACACCGGGATTTAATATACAATATTGAATAATATCATAAGCTCCAGTAAGTGTTTTTCCCCAACCTCTACCCGCTAAAAATAAATGAATATTATATCCATCATCTTCATTTACTATTTGATTTTTTCTGGCTTTTGAATACCAATCAGTGAGTAATATCGCTGCTATCTTTTTCTGATAGTTTAGTTCGCTGAATGTCTTTGATAAGTTCTTTAAACTTGTCATCTTCTTCTGTTGCATTTTTAACCTCTAAAACTTGTTTTTCTGTCCAATTACATTGAGTTTTTAACCAGAATATCCCGGCGGTAACTGCCTCGCGACCTGTTCCAGTAGCTATTTTAAATAGATTTTCTGCAACTTTAGAATTTGCTGCTGCTTTACCTCTTATTAATTCAGCTTGATAATACTTGTATAAAGTAGGTTTTGTTACTTCTAAGATAGCGCATATCTGGTCGTGAGGTATTCCTAACCCTGATAATTGAGTTACCATTTTAGAATTTTCTTCAGTTTTCTTTACTATTTTTGGCATATATACCTTTTATAGAGTAAAAATAAAATTATTTCAACCATTGTTCACAAACATTTTTTGCTACTTGATACATCATTTTAGGTGGTACACTCATTCCAATTAAGTAAACTGCAAAGCGATTACTTCTAAATTTATAGTCATCTGGAAAAGTTCCTATTCTAATATATTCTCTAACAGTTATTTTTCTACATTCGTTCCAGTGCATAACCTGACCATACGAACTAGCGCATATTGTTGGAGATGGCTTATTAGCATTTAATCTAAACTTTGAAAACTCCCGGCCATCATTTTTAACTGAAGCAAAGTTTTTACCGGGCTTTACTAAATGATAAAGTTTTTTTGTTGAATCAGGCACATTATATGAAAAGCTTTTTTCTTCTTCAGTTAATTCTTGTATATCATCTGTTGCTGTTTTAACTGAAACTATTTGTTCATTTATGTTTAATTCTAATTTCTTTTTAAATAAGTCTTTTCTTATACAGCAAAAAAACACTCTTTCCCTTGCTTGTGGCACACCACAATTTTTACCATTTACTAAAAATAATTGAGGTTTATAACCTATATTTTCAAATTCTTTCATAACTTGCTTTGTATATCCTTTAGCATTACCTAATATCATTCCTTTTACGTTTTCAGCTATTGCAACCTTTGGCTTTAATTTATTTACTAATTTTATATAATCAAAAAATAAATCGCTTAATACTTGCTTACTTTGACCTTCTGTAAAATATCTTTCCTTGCCCCAATCTTTTTCTCTATTACCAACCATAGAAAATGTTGAACAAGGCGGTGAGCCATCTAATATATCAAGATTATAAAGTTCTTCCGGGAGTTCTTTATTTAATAAATCAATTATAGGCGCTTGTATATAATGCTTTACTTTAAAATTTTCTAAATAATGCTCTTTCATTTTTCCGTCAATATCATTGGCAGCAATAACATCACAGCCTGCAAGCTTATATCCCATTGACGAGCCACCGCCACAAGAAAACGTTGTCATTACTTTTATATTATTTTTCGGTACTTTTTCTAAATCTGTTAATAACCAGGCATTTTTATTTTTCATATTCAAAACCACATTTTGGACATTTTTGTTTTAAATCAAAATCTTCAATTTTTATTTCTGTTGAGCCAATATCATTTTTTAACTCATCTTCTAAAATACCACTTAATTCAAACTGATTAAATCCTAATAAATTTAAATCAAAGTTTTCATCACTTAAAAATTCAACATTTAATTTTAATGTATCAAATTTCCATTTGCTGTTTTCTGTAAGTTTATTATCAGCTATGCAATAAGCTTTTTTTTGTTTATCACTCCAGCCCCAAGCTATTAAGCAAGGAACTTCTTTTATATTTAAAGTTTTTGCTGCCATTAATCTTCCATGCCCGGCAATAATTTCATTTTTTTCATCAATTAAAATTGGTATTGTCCAGCCAAATTCTTTTATTGAATTTGCTACTTGTTTAATTTGTTCTTTACTATGTTCTCTAGGATTGCTGTCATATTCAACTAATTCATTTATATTTTTTAAAACTATATTTTTAACTGGTAATTCTGTTGCCATATTTAGTCTCCTATTAATTATGTTTTTTCCAGATGTTACTATGTAAACTATGAAAACACCTAGTTTTATTATTCCATTTAAATTCAGCAACTCCAATGGAGCCATATAAATCTGCTTCTCTTACTTTTTTAACTTGAAATAAAGTTTTTTCCGGGTCAAATATTCTATTTATATTTACGATAACATCAGCTTTATTTGCGAAATGACTTGAGCCAGAAATATCATAAGCGTCAACTTGATATGTACCATCTTCTTCACGTCGCATTTTTCTAGGGTGAGCTACTAACCACGTAACACATTCTGTTTCTCTATTAAATCTTTTTATATCTGAAATAACATTAGAAATATGTTCATCTTCTCTTAAATTACTAGCTCGCTTTGGTGAAATTTCATTATATGGGTCAATACATAAACCATCTATTTCATATATTTCTTTTGCTTTTCTTGCAACATCTAAAATAAAGCCTATATCTGGGCTTTCATTTTCTTTATCAATAAATAAAAAATGTTCGTTTATAAATGTTAAACTTTTTCCAAGTTCGTCTTTAGTAATTCTTTCATTCATTCCATAATCAAAAGGTTTCATCATAAATTTTTCACATAAACGCTTCACATTATTTGCCATTGAATGTTCCGGGCTAAATATACAAAACTTCCAATTATGAATTTTAGCCATATTCATTATTACATCAGCTAAAAAAGATGACTTGCCATGATTTGGAACTCCAGTCCAAACATGAAATGTTCCACGTGAAACTTTATATAAATCATCTAATGGCTCAAAGCCAACATCATAAGGTTGCGAAGTTTTCCCGGAATATAAATCAACTACTGCATTTCTAATATCATGTACTGTATATAGCCCTTCTATTTTTTTGCTCATTGTCTACCCCAATTGAAAGTTTTTATTTTTTTCCTGTTTAATAATTTCGTCGTCCCATCTACCTTGATTAAGCCAAGTTACTGGGTGAACTATATATTTTAACTCGGTTTTAGCTACAGATAAGCTATAATTTTTCATAGCTTTTATAAGTAATTCTTCTGATACTTCTTTTTTATTAATTAGTTTTTTATAAATTGATTCAGCTTTTTTCTTCCCAATTTTTCTAGGACATTCATTCCAGAATATATCAAATTTAGTGCATATATGTATATCTTGAGTATTATGTAAATATTGTTTACTAAGTATATTAATATTATTTACATACCCTAAATTTAATTTATATTTATTATATCCAAACATTCCATTTTTAGTTTTTTTAATAGTTATAAAATTTAATTTTTCTAACTGCTTAATATGTTTATTTACTGAAACTCTTGTACATTCGCATAATTTTGCTAAATGTTCTTGACTAGGATAAGCTTCTCCATTTTCATCTGCATAATTTGCAATCATTAATAATACTAATTTAGAAACTGGAGATTTTGTTTCTTGTTTTACTGCCCAAGCCATAGCACTAAAGCTCATTAGTTAATTCCATAAAAATCGTTTGGCGTTACCTTTCCATTTGTTTCTTTTACAATTTTAAGCATATCTGGCTTTCGCGGTATTGCTTGCCCATATTTCCATTTAGCGCAAGTAGCAGTATTAAAATTAAGCTTTTTTGAAATTGCGTCTATACTTATTTTTTCTGATTCTAACCATTCATTAAACGTCATTTGCTATAACTCCTTGATATATTTAGTAATTTTTATAACTATTTAATATTATAATATATTTTATCTTTTAATGGTATATATTATATACATATACTTTATTATTATATATAATATTTTTGTAGGTACTGACAATTTAAAACCTCGTAATGGGTTATCCTTTTAAGTACTCGAGTTTCTTAAAGGTTATGCGAGAAAGTCAGCTAAGTTTATTCTCCGAACAAAGCCTATTAATTTTTTTTAATTATAGGAGTAAACAATGAGCAAGCAAATAGAAAACGAATCTGTTTCAGATATGGTTTTAAGAACAACAAAAGTAGAAGTTTATCAAAGGTTATTAAAAGCACAACAAAATTTTCTACCTATTATAGGAACAGGCAAAGGTGCTTTTAAAGATAGAACAACTGGAGAATATTATTTATTCGCAACAAAAGAAGATATTAAAAAATCAATAAGTAAACCTTTAGCTAATGAAGGTTTATTATTATTTTTTACTCAAGCAGAAAATCAAAATAATCCTCAAATGGTAAAATTTAAATTAAGAATTGTTCATGCTGATTCAGGTCAATTTTTAGAAGAATTTTATCAACTGCCAGTTGTTGCCGGTTTAAAAAATGAACATCAGGGCACAGTCTGGGATTATGGCTCTGCACAAACATATGCTTTTAGATACTGTTTAGAAGAATATTTAAATTTAGTTATTTATGATAGCTTAGCTGAAATAGAAGGTGATGGCGTTTCGTTATGGCTAAATCAATCATTTCAAATATTAAAACAAAAAATTGATGAATGTAAAAGTATAAAAGATATTGAAAAAGTTAAAGAAGAAAAACCTATAAAAAAATATACTGATTATATAAAAGAATATGGTCATAGAGAATATGTTGATTTGACAGCTAAATTAATAAATTCAAAAACAGCAACATTTAATAAAGTAAAAGAAGTTGTAAATGAGTAACATTATAATTTTTATAGTTGGATTTGGGCTAGGAATGATTATTAGTGGAATACTTTTAATTATCCTGGTCTATTTCCAAAATGGTTTTAAAGAAGAAATTAATAATAAAGCTAATAAAATATTTAAAGAGGATAAATAAAATGGATAATGATGAACTAAAACAATCAGAAGAAGATACTAATGATGAAGAATTAAATTATGCAAACGAATTAGATTTGCAAAAAGAACTTTATGATTTAAATAAATTAAAAAAAGAATTAAATGGTTTAGAAAAAAAAAGTTTTTTAAATGTAAAAATATTTAATTGGTATGAAAAATATTTTGAAATAAGCAAAAAAACTAATATAAATCAACATAATTATTATGTTGAAGAAACTAATAAATTTTTTAAAAATAGGAGTAAAAATGAGCCAAAATGAAAAAGAATTTCCAAAAGGAATATTTTTTAAAGAAAATAAACTAGATTGGATTATGTTAACAGTAAACATTAATAGAGAGCAGTGCATTGAGTGGCTTTCTTCTAAAAATGATGACTATATAAATATTGATATTAAAACAAGTAAATCTGGAAATATTTATAGTGAAGTTAATAACTGGAAACCAGTTACAGATAATCTGCCCGGAGGAACTAATTTTGATGAAGCAATAAAAAAACAAAAAGATAATGGCGGAAAAATTCCAGATGAATTTAATAATGAAGATGATATTCCTTTTTAAGTGTGATAGTGTAAAAAAGATATTAGTTTTTTTCATTATCATGTCAAAGCCCTATATCCTAATGTATAGGCAATTTCTTCTCTGCTGTTATTTGTTATTGCAAAGGCAGCAGAGTTTTTTAAGGAGTTAAAATGGGAAAAATATCAACTTTACATTCTGAATTTTTTAAAAATAATGTTTATCACAATATATCAAAAGAACAAGTATATGGAATAATTCAAATGCCTATTGCTGCAGGTCAAGCTGAACTGGCTTTACAAGAAGCTTATAAAGATGGCATTGAAATTAAATCTAAAAAAAGTTCAGAATTTGAAAATAATGTAAGAGCTGTTGATGTTTGGCGTTTAAGCACTACAGATTCTTTTGTGTCAGAAGTTTTAAATAATTATGTGGCACATGCCAATAAAAGTTTTAATTATAAATTATCATCTATTCAAGATATACAATATTTAGAATATCATGCTGATAAAAATGCTAAATACGATTGGCATATAGATATAGGAGATGGCGCTAAAGCTAACAGAAAAATTAGTATTTCATGGGTTTTAAATCAAGGTTTTGTTGGCGGTGATTTAGAATTTTTTTATGATGGTGGTGAAGTTATGAGATTAAATCCAGAGCCAACACTTATGATTGGCTTTACTTCTTTTTTTAATCATCGCGTAACCCCATTAAAAGCTGGAGTTAGAAAAGTCATAGTAGCATGGATTAGTGGCCCAGCGTGGAAATAGGAAAAAAATATGAATGATAAAATAATTTTAGATAAAGTAAAAAATAAAATACAAGGTGATATGAGTTATAAAATAAGCTCAATTGTAAAAAAATTTCAAATTAAGGAAGAAGATATTTCCGAAGAAAAAATTACTGAAATTGCAAATGACTTAATTAATTTAGCAATTTTGAATATTACTAAATCACAATTAAATGAATTAAATTTAACAGATAATCAGGAAGAAAAATAAATGTCGCAAATGCTTTTATTAACTTGCTTAATTATTATTTTTATTGTTGCAGTTAGCAAATAAGAATAATCCAGATAATAGATATAATTGAACATTTAATTATAAACTTCATTCCATCTGGAATCATAAACATTAAATCTTCATACTTATCTTTTGCTTTTTCAAATATATTCATTTCGTAAATTTTCCAATACTTTTAAGACCAAAGCTTGCACCAATAGAAGCCATAATTGACCATTGCAGCCATTCCGGGAATGTAGCTAAAAATTCAATTCCTCTAGCAATAGCAGGTTGTAATGGCTCAATAAAACTTGCCACAATTATTATTATGAAACAAATTGTCCACGCCTCATCTTTCCACGAATCATCACTGGCCTTAGCCATAGCAGTTTCCCATTCAACTTTACCCTCTGCTACTTTTTTTTGAACAGCAACTTTTGCGTCAATTTCTGCAATTTTTAAATCTGCTTTAGCTTTAGCTTTTTTTGCAGAATGTTCAAAATAACCACCAACAGCTTTAGTTATTCCAGATACCAATAAAGACATCATATGTTTTCTCCAACCTTAATAACACTTACCACAATAGCAATAAGAGAGCCAAAAAACAATATGACCTTAAATGCACCTCGCCCCATATTAGCTTGCGCTTCTAGCTTTGCTATATCTTTAGAATTTTGTTTTACTTCCAATGTTAAAGTTTCTAAGCTTTTTTCAATTCTTGTAAATGCTTCTCTTGTGTCGTTATCCATTTAATTTCCTAAAGATAGAGGATTAGAATTTAAGTTATCGGTAATTACTTTAAAACTTTTATCTACGTGTTCAACCATTTTATCAATATCAGCATTTATTTTTTCAATTGATTCTTTATTATTTGCACCATTTATTTCCATAGTTGCAATTCGTTCTAAAATTGCAGAATTATCTGAACTGGGAATACTTGAAACGCTATCTTCTAAACTGCTCAACCTTGATGACAGGTCGCTTAGAAACCATATCCCCCCAGCAATTGGACTTGCAAAGAGAAGAATTCCACTTAGTATTAGTTTCGGCGTAATTGCTATTGAATCCGTCTTGCTCATAAAAATCTACCTCTGTTGTTGTTAAATCTAATGTATCTGTAATTTTTGTTTCAAAATATTCTTTATTAAAGCTTACTATAGTTCTAATATCAAGTTCTTGCATTTTTAAATCTGATTTAATTTTAGGGTTAGCTAACACCTTAGAAACTTTTTTATTGCTTGATATGGACGAATCAGAAGCTGTTTTTATTTCTTTTTTTTCATTTTTTGCTGATTTTTCTTCTTTAACTTCTTTTTTTACTATTTCATTTTTTTTTATTTTCTTTTCTTTTTTTACTTTTTCTTTTTTAATTTTTTCTTTTTTATCAGGTCCTGGACTTTGCTCGTTTCGTACGTCGCTTGTATCATTGCTTGATACATTTTCCTCATTCTCATTTTGTTTTTCTTCTTTGTTTTCATTTTCAATATTCTCCTCTAAATCTTTTTCCATATTTAAATCTTCTAGTTCTGCAGGAATTTCTTCTAAAGTTTCAGGCAACTCCTCTAAATCTTCTGGGAGTTCTTCTCTGATTTCTTTTAATGTTTCAGGTTGCGGCTCATTTACTGGCTCAATTTCAATATTATTTATTTCTGGCAAATCACCGGGCATTTCAATTTCAGGCAAATCTATATCAATATCAATAGTTGGTAATTCCATATCTGGAATATCAGTTTCAACTGGAATATCTGCGCCAGTATTAACTATGACTGGCATTTTATTTGATACAGAAATATCAGCCATATTTTGATGTAATTCTTCTGCTCTAATATCTGATATAACAGATATTGAAGAAGATAAACTTGCTATTTGCAAATTTTCTGGCGGTGTTATATCAATTATTCCAGTTGAAAGCGTATTTGCTATTGAATTAGCGTCTAATGAGCCAATTTGCACAGTTTCAACAACAATAGGCGTAACTATATTATTAATTATGTCCTGTGAGCTCGTATTTTGGCTTATTTCGGCTGTTTCTTGTTGTTCTAGTATGCTTATATCATTTAACGTTAAAACTAAGCTTAAATCGTCTATAATTGTCCCAAATTGACCAGCTTTATTTCCAGTATCTGCTCCAAAATAATTAATTGTTAAAGATGTATCAATTGTTTCAAATGATTCAGTTACATCAACAGAATAATTTGTAGTTATTACGCCATCATTATAATCTGAAGTAAAATTATAATTTAAAACTTCAGTATTTGTTCCATTATCTAAAGTTATTGTTATATTAACAGGGTCTAAATTATTTGCTGTGCCTGTTTGGGTACACCAATTAGAGCCTTCATTATTGCAGCCAATTGAAATTAAACTTCCAGATATTGAAGTTACTTCTTGATTTTCATTTGCAATATTTTCTAATGTTATTGATTGTGTTATTGAGCCGCCATCACTACCACTAAATCTAACTGATTTATTTATTTCTCCATAATTATTATTATCATAAGCAGCAGTTCCATCTAATTCCCAAGAATTAGTATTATTATCAAAAGAACTATTACTTAGGATATTTTGTGTTTCGTTTTCCGCTTGAACTTCCTGATTGGCTATAATCAAGAACGTCATAATCACCGCCCAAATAATCTGGGTATTTTTTAATGTTTCCATATTCATCTATGTACCCCATAGCTTTATAATATTTAATTGCGTCTTTTCCAATGAGAGCTTTTTTGCCATTCCATATTGAACAAGGAGTTCCGCTATGAAGCATACTAGCCCACACAATTTTGCTGCCTGCGCATAAAACTGTAATTGAAGCCACCTTTAATCCTGCTTTGCTAAGACTGTTTGAAAGAGCTCGTCTTTCGCAATGCCAATCAGTAAAAGTTGTTCCTGTGCTAATTCCAACAACTGAAGTTGATACAGCTCCAGTAACTGGGAAGCTGCATATCATCTGGCTGTAAGACTGTACTCCGGGAGCAATTGCAGAAGGCGGCGGTTGATTTTTATAATTAACAGTGCTGTCAGCTGAAAAACTTTTGAAAGATACAACTAACAATAATAAAAATAAAAAAATTATAAAAATTACAAAACTTCTTCGCATGAAAAACTTACTCCATATAAGCTAATATGATTAGCTGACCACGTTAGCTCATTGTCTGTCATTCTCATTACTGCTTTAGGACTTGAATAAGTAATAGTTGCATTATTATCAAGTGCTGCAGATAAAGGCGGCTCAATTGTTAAAGTTGCATTTCCACTTCCATCACTTGCAACATCTGCAATAATCATATGCAGTTTGCTTGTTGCGCCAGAATTAAATTGTACATAATCACCTTTTTTAAATAGCTGTGATTCTGACGTATCAGCGCCATCAATTGTTATATCATATGCTCCAACTGAATGAGCACCATTAACTGCAATTGTATTGCTTATAGTTCCGCGAACTGAAGAAGCGTCTGGGTCTCCCATTAAAAAAGTTCCGAATTGGCCTTGAACTTGCATAAAAAAAGCTTGCCACTCTACAGCCTGCTCTCTTTTCATAGGCGGTAAAGAAACTGTTGTGCGCCATTGGCAACCTGTAAATCTATGAACTTGTTGGCTATAGGTAAAAGGAGAAGAACTTACTGCTGTAGCTCTTGATATTGTCCATTCACTTCTTATAAATCCCGGAGAAGTAGGCATTGATAATGGAAAAGTAGGCTCTGCCATTTAAGCTCCAAAGTCCTTAGCAAATCTTCCACCTCTAAGCCTTGCGTCTCTAACAGCTGACATAGTGCTTTCTTGAATTGCTGGTAATAAATTTAATACTTCAGCTTTTACAGTTTGCGAAATTCCAGTAGCAAAATTTAAATTTTGTTCTACTACAATTGGCTGCCCACCAGATAATTTATTATTTGCAATAATATTACCTGCTGCTGAAGGCACAAACATTTCCGGACCCATTTCTCCAACCATATATGGCATATTTGCCTGGACTGGTCCGCCTCTTGCTCTTGCGCCAAATATCATTGAGCCAGATGGCTCTGGAAATGCAGATAAATTTGCAATTGATGTACTTGTTGCGTCTGCTGTTCCAATAGCTACTGGTGCTTGTATTCCAAATGAACGATTAATTGATTCTATTAAAGGTTTTACAATATGCAATTGAATAATTAATTCTGCTACTTGTTGCGCTACACTTCTAAATATATCAACCATATTATCTTTAAAATCCCTACCACTAACAACAGCTTTACCTAAAGCTTTTGCAGTTTCATTTCCTATTTCTTCAAATTTACTTCTTACTTCTTCTAATTCTAATTGTTCTTTATCAAAAGCTTCACCACGTATTTTAGCTATTCTGTCCATTTGTAATTTTGTCATTTCAGCTCTTAATGCAAAATTTTCTTTAGTTACTTTAGTAACTTCTTCTTGATGTGCTTCTAATCTTCTTATTTCTTCTCCAAAAAATCCAGCGTCATCAGATAAATCGCCTGACGCTAAAGTGCTAGGAAATAATGGGTCCGTTCTGCCAATATCTCCGCCCTTACTTTGACTTGATAAAAAAACAGCAGGATTTAATTTTTTTAAAAGAATAAATGTTTGTAAAACCATATTTGCTACTTTGTCTAAATCTGCAAATAAAGCTATTAATGTTGTTAAACCTGCAACAATTGCAACTCCAGTTGCAACAACTGGATTAGCTAATAAAGCAATATTAAGTAGGCCAAGAGAAGCTGCTAACGTCCCAGCAGTTACAGATATTCTTGCAAAAACACTTGCAACTTGTAAAGCTATAAATCCTTTAAAACCTATAACAACTAAATCAATATTTTCTCTTACAGTATTTAAAGCATTGCCTAAACTTTCTCCTATTTCTTTTCCAGTCCTTTCAATTTCTTTTCTATTATCTTGCAACATTTTATTAAAATCTTCTAATGACCGCCCTAATTCAACAAAAAATCCTTCGGCAACAGCTATTGTAAATGCTTGCAAAGTGTCGCCTATCATTGAAAAAGTTCCTTCAATTGTTGTAGCCATTTCTTTTGTTGCATTAGCAAATTTGCCATCACCAGAAAAAACAGCTTCAAAAGCTGCTGCCGCACCTTCTACTGTATCTGTCATCATTCCAGTATCTTTTATTATTTGAGAAATACCTTTTTCTCTAAATATATCTGCAGCCGCTAAGCCACCTGAAAAAACTCTTTGAATTTGACTTGCTGTTGTTCTGAAATCTAGCCCGGCAATTACAGCAACATTACCTGTAATTTCTAAAATATCTCTTAAGTGTTCGGCGTCTTTGGCTACAACAGCAAGCGAGCCAGAGCCTGCTTGTATTTCACCAAGTGAAAAAGGAACTGTTCCGGCATATTCTAATAATTGTTCAAAAGCAGCATTGCCTTCTTCAACCGAGCCAAATAAACTATTAAATCTGATTTCTAATCTTTCAATTTCAACACCAGTTTTAATAATACTTCGTAAAGCTAAAGCAGAAAAAGCAACTCCAGCTATTGTTCCGAACTTAAGCATTGAAGCTCTAATTCTTGTTAATGAATTATCTAAACCTTTTAAACTTCTGCCCATAGTTGAACTACCACGAGCTACAGCAGAATTTGCCTGCGCTAATCCTTTTTTAAGGTCCTTTAAATCTGCCTCTATTCGTACAACAAGCTTATCAAGTTCAGTTGCCATTAGTTATCCGGGTACCTCTCCATTAAACTATCTAAATCATCTTTGCTCATTGGTTTTTTTGTGTCAGCACCATTAAATTCTGAAAATCCTTTAACAGCTAAAACAATTTCAAATATACTGCTATTCCAAAATTCATCTGGAGAAAAACCTATCATTCCAACGCAAATTTGAAACCAGCGTTTGACAGGTAATTCATTTTTATCTTTAGAGGTTAAGCTTCGCTTTTTTTTTCTTCGTCAGAATTATCAGGGTCAACATCTAAAGCTAAAGTAATAAGTTCTCCTATCATTTTAATTGATTCTATCATTCCTATACTTGAAATCAATTGTTTAACTTCTTTCTCTGATATGTTATTTCCAGCGCCTCTTATTGCAAGAGTTAGAATTTGTATTTGTTGGCTAAGATGTAATTTACCATCTGAAAGTAATCCGCCTATTTCTAATATTGATATTTTTAAAATAGTTTCAATACGAATAATAGTGTCTAAGCTCATACGAGCTTTATATTCTTTATCTTTAAACGTTAGAAGTTTTTCTGCTCTTATTTGATTGGTGCTCATTGTTTTTCTCCGGTTTTATATATATTAATATAATTTCGTTTCTCTCTCCAACATCAACTGCTGAACAAATAGAAAATATATCATTATCTATTTTAATATTATCGCTATTTTTAAAACCTTTATAATATGGTGCTTCAATAGAATTATTAGATAAGTTTACATGCGCGTCTAATTTTTTATTTCCTATTTCAATTGCTTTTAGTTCCCACATTTAAAGCTCCTAAATTAATTTATACTGTAGCGAAAGTTATAGTTCCTGCACTTTCAAATGACATTGAATATTGTACTGCGTCATTATAATTTCCAGAATACTCAATTGAAGCCACCATAAAAGAGCCGGTAAACGTCGCGAAATCAGGAATTAATATTTGAAAGTTGCTAAATGTTGCAGCAGCAAAAGCTGTTCTTACGCTTGCCTCTGAAGCGCCGTCTGTAAAAATTCCAGTTCCGCTTGCAGTAAAAATTTGTGTTCCTGCGCCAGCAAGTAAAGTTCTAACTCTGCTAGAATCTTTATTTGTAACATCTATTGGCTCATTGTTCATTGTAATTGAAGTATCACGCAGGCCTGCTACAGTAGTAAAAACTTCTGGACTTGCTGCGTTGCCTATTTTAATTAATAGGTCACTTCCCTTTTGAGCTGCCATTTTTGCCTCCTAAAAAAATTAATTTTTAATTATCATAAACAATTACGTCTAAAGTTAGCACACCATGACGTGTAATTCCATCATTTTCTACAAGCGTAATCACATTTCTAATTTGGCTTAAAACCATACTAGCACCTGAAACACTATATGTTGCATTATGAAATAAATTATAAATTCTCTCCATAATTTCTTTGATTTCTTTTTTTCCGCGATATTGCGACCATACTTCTAAATCAATTGTATATTGATTGCCATCTAATGTTTGTGTTCCACGATTTACTGCTGATTCATTATTTATAACTACATAAGGATATGCAGTATTTTGAGGAACATTATCAAAAATTTTATTATTACCAACTAAGCCATCAAGTGTTGAATCACCATTTAATGTTGTATATATAATAGTTTGTAAGTCAAAAGAGTGATAACCCATTATTTTATTTTAGCTCCTGTTCTAACTGGTTTTGGTAAATCTCTTATTATACTTATATCAGAAGCAATTTTATTTGCATAGTTTTTAGTATCTTGAAAAGCTTGTGAACTTTTTCCCATAAATGGCCTAGCAGCAATTCCAATACCTTCTTCAAGTTTTTTTGCATACCAAACATTAGTTGAAATTGTTGTTGCATGCCCGGCTTGATTAGGAAAAGGCATTGCTCTTGTTATTTGAATACTATTAGATAATCTTCCTGTATCAATTGCTGGTGGGAATCCTGGCAATGATGGATAGTGCGGCTCGCCATCAACAAATTTATTAGGCTCCGGGCTTTTCATAGTTTTTTTCATATTTTTTAAAATATGATTTCTTAAATGATTTGCAACTCTATCTAAATGTCTTTGAGTGTTACTATTATATAATTTTTCGCTTGCTGCAGTTTGCTTATTAATGCTGCTAGTAATAGTTACTTTTATTGATTGCCCTTTCATTAAGTTGCAACTCCTTCTTGAGCTTGAATTTCTTGATACCTTTCTTTGCCTTCACGAATTGATTTAATGTGCTGTATATTAAAAAATTTTGAATTATAGCTTATTCTATATTTTGAAGTTATTGCTGCTATATATCTTATTGTAAATGTATAATTTGCAACTGGTCTTATCTGGTCTCCAAA